CATTTTTAGAAAGGATGCGAAAAGCATATTCTAATGGAATTTCAAAGTAAGAAAAAAGGACTCAAGGAAGAATACCTAGATTTCATCTCTCATGTATTTAGGAATGATGAATATACTTATTGGACTTATAATAGAAAATACTATAGACACTTCACCTGGGTTGTTAATGATTTTTTCGGAGGAGCATATGATTTAGATTACTTAGGTTATACTAAATCTAAAATGACTAGCTTAATGAAAACTTATGCAAAACCAGAGTTATTAGAAATGGGGAGGGATATACTTATTCAACAAAAAGATAAAGGATATATTTCTTCTTCATTTAGTTTTATAACTGGGAATAAGTCAAAGAAGAAAAAATCATATTGTATGAACTCTGCTGTCTTTACTCAAGATGCTAATAGAAAAGCTAAAAGAGATCTTACTATATTTTATCGAGCTACTCAAATACCAAAAAGATTTGGAGCTGATTTACTATTCCTAAAACAAATTTTTAAAGAATATATCCCAGAAGAATTAAGGGAGGGGATGGAAGTAAGGTTTTATTTTACTCTCATGTATGTTGTTCCCATATATTATCCTCTCGTATATACGATGGGTATTCGGGTTAAGAAGGGACAGATGGCGGAGGCTTGTTGGCATCAATTAGACAGAGCTGATGACTTAAGTATAATTCCCAAGTATGGACCAACTAAAAAAGCATATGAATTTTATAGAAAATGGAGAAAGAAAAATGAGAATAGATAGAGAAGAATATTATGCAAATATTTTGGAGGCAGTGAGAAAAAGATCCACTTGTGACAGGGGTGAATCAGGTGCTATCATTGTTAAGGATAATAGATTAATAACTACCGGGTATGTAGGAGCACCCCGTGGCAGACCTCATTGTGACGAAAAGGGGCATTTCATGGTACATAATCATTGTATTAGAACAGTTCATGCAGAGCTTAATGCCATTCTCCAAGCCGCTCGTTTTGGAATAAGTATAGAAGGAGGAACTATGTATTGTACTATGACTCCCTGTTATGAATGTGCAAAAGCAATTGTAAATGTAGGGTTAGTAAAAGTTATTGCCACTTACCCTTATCCCTATGGTGTAGCCGATTTAAGCATACAATTATTTAGGGATTCAAATATCGAATTTAAACTTTTGAATGAAACTTTCTTATATTAGGAGAACCCATGAAAGACCTATGGGAAAAACTGAGAGACCCTCATTGTAGTTTATGTAGTCTTTCTCAGACAGCAAAAACTATCTGCCTTATTGGAAAAGGTCCTGTCCCTTGTGACTTAATGATAATAGGTGAAGCCCCTGGTGAGAAAGAGGACAATGTAAAAGAACCTTTCCAGGGGAGGTCAGGTCAGATCTTAATAAGGGCATTAAGGAAGTATGATATTAGTAGAGAGGATATTTATTTAACGAATGCCGTTAAGTGTAGACCTCCCCATAATGATACTCCCGGTATTAAAATGATAAAGGCATGTAGAGAATATTTACTACGGGAGATTGAAGAGGTAAAACCCAAAAGAATTTTAGCTATGGGAACTACAGCAGTAAGATCTGTATTGAATAAGAATAATTCGGGAATAGTAAAGTATAGGTTTCATGTTATTCATCTCCCTGAGTTCCCTGATATCCCGGTTTATTCTACTTACCATCCTGCAGCTATGTTACATGTTCCTTATCTGGGGAAGTTATTTGAAGAGGATTTACATTTTGTCTTTACTCGAAAGAAGAAAAAGCATAAGAAGAAATATTGGTTAGTTAAAAGTAATGAGGAGGCCTGGAGAATAATTAAGTATGCAGCTACCAAGAAAGAGATATCTGTTGACTTTGAAACCACCGGTCTAAATACTCTATACAAACATTTTAAAGTTCTCTCTCTATCCATATGTTGGAGGGAAGGACTAAGCTATTGTATACCGATTGAACACCCTGAGAGTAAGATAACGGAATACATACAAATGTTTAAGTATCTCTTTGAGAATAATAAAAAACTTATAGTAGGAGGACATAATATTAAGTATGAGATAAAATGTCTATTAGCTTATGGGGTAAAGATCATGACTTCCATAAGAGATACCATGCTTGAATTTAATATTCTAGATGAAAATTATCCCAGCAAATCCTTGTATACCTTGAAGTTAAAATATACAGATGACTTAGGTTTAAAGGAAGAAAGAATTAAACCCTATATGGCTGATTTAATTTCTCTACCCATAAGGAAGATTGCCTCATATAATTGCGAAGATACAGATGCAACATTTAGATTCATGAAAATATTTAAAAAGGAATTGAGTGATAACAATTTAGATCCTTTAAATGCATTCCAACAAAAAGCAATAAAAATGTTAGCTGAAGTAGAAACAACAGGGATGTCTATAAATAGAAGATTGCTGGAAAAGAATATGGAATTATTTGCCAAGAGAAAAGATAGGATAATAAAATCTTTCCCAGGTATAAATCTTAATTCCCCTAAGCAATTAGGAACATTGCTATATAAAAAATTAGGTTTAAAAACAATTAATAAGACAGCCTCTGGACAAGGCTCTACTTCCAGGACAGATTTAGAGATACTTACTAGAACCCGAGGGGGGAAGAAACATAAGAAGTTAATCGAGGAAATTTCAACATACAAAAAACTTAGTCACTTTGACTCCCATTTTGTAACGGGTATTTATAATGAACTACAACCGAATGATAAGATATACCCCACTTATAATATGGCAAGACATGAAGGTAGCAAAGGAAAGGAGGTAGGAACTGTAACAGGTAGACTCTCGGCTAGTTTAATACATCAAATCCCCCGGGATACAGGAGAGTTAAATAAGATTTTTGGTAAGGAGACAATTCAAATTAAGGAAATGTTTATCTCCTCTTTTGACAACGGGTATATTACCCAAGGAGATTATTCCCAAATGGAATTACGTATGATGGGTGAATACTCCGGGGATAAGAATATGTTAAAAGACTTTAAGAAGGGAGAAGATATACATGCTGTTGTAACATATAGGGTAATGGAAAGAGCTCCCCAATTCTATCGTAAATATACAGAGTTCTCTGATAAAAGAAAGGCAACTAAACAAATTAATTTTGGAATAATATATTTAATCTCTGCCTGGGGTCTTGCTGAAAAGTTAGAATCCTCGGTGGGAGAAGCTAAGTATATAATGAGTGAATGGTTTAAAGCTTATCCTGATGTAAAGAAATGGTTGACTAAGATGCAGATGAGGGTTATAAGAGATCAATATACTGTATCACTTATAGGTAGGATAAGAAGAGTTCCTGGAGCTGAATTCAAATCCGTACGAGGTAGGGAATTAATTAGACAAGGTATTAACGCCCTTATGCAGGGATTGGCATCTGATATTAATGTAATGCTTATGATTGAACTACAAGAAGAATTCAAAAAGAGAAGGATGAAAAGTAGAGTAATCGGTAATGTTCATGATGCTGTATTAACTGACACTCATCCAAAAGAACGAAAGGAGGTGAAGAGAATATATGATAGCATAGCACCTAAACCAAAGTTGTTAGAAGAATTGTTTAATGTAAAACTAACTACTCCTCTTGTAATGGATACTTATCAAAATTCCACTTGGAGTAAAAATTAGGAGAATAAAATATGAAAAAAGCAAAAAAACAAACGCATTATAGGCCTGATGCAGGCTATGCCGAAAAGACCAAAAAGAAAATAGGTTCTTCGGAATGGTGGAAGCCAGACAAGAAACATAAAAACCAAATTAGGGTTCTTCCCCCTTGGGATAAAAGAGGAATTTGTATTGTCAGAAGAGTTATGCATTTTGGCTTTGAGGAGGATGGAAGAAATAGGGCTTTCCCCTGCTTGAACGATAATGAACCTTGGTTAGATTCTTCACCCTGTCCGGTATGCCATGTAATAGAAAAAATGAATGAGGGGGATAAGGAAGAGAAGAAAGCTGCCTCCGAGCTAACGGCATCCAGTGCAAGATTCTTGGTTCAGATAATTGATTGCAATGACATTGAATCGGGAGTTCAACTTTGGGCAGGTCCTCTTTCATTCGGAAAATATTTTCTATCCCTCCTTGAGGATGATGACATTGAGGATATCACTGACCCGGAAGAAGGATACGATATTTACTTCGAGGTCTCCGGTTCCGGTAGGGCTACAAAATATAACTACCGTCTCCGAGCTAAGTCTTCTCCCATTCCCTATGACAGTTGGGAGGATGGACTTCAAGATCTGATAAAGACCATTGAGGTAAAAGACTCCGATGGATTAATTGAACTTCTCGAAGATAACTATGGGAATGCCTTTGATATATCCGAGTATATCTCCGATTTTGAGGAAGGAACGGAAGAAGAAGAGGAAGAGGAGAAACCTAAGAAAACTATCCGGAGAAAGAAAAGAAAGGAGGAGGAAGAAGAGGAGGAAAAGCCTAAGGAATCAAAGAAGGGGAAACCCAAAAAGGAAAAAGGGGAGAAAGAAGAAGAGGCTGAAGAAGAATATACTGCCGGAGACATTGACGGAATGAATAGGAGGAAACTTCTTAAGCTCGTTGAGGATGAGGAACTCCCTATCGAAGAAGATGATTGGGGAAGTATAAAGGAACTCAGGCAATTAATTATAGACGAATTAGGTATTCCACCTTTTTAGGAAAGGGGGTTAAATAAATTATGGATGATAAAGAAATAAGAAGACTTCATAAAGGCAAGTTTACAGCATCAAAATTAGGTTGCCCCCGGTCTCAAGCTTTACATGTCTTAGGATATGAAGCAAAATTCGGTAAGAAGATTCTGGTAAAGTTTGAAGAAGGGAAAGAACATGATGAAGTTATGAAGGAAGAAGCTGAGGAAGAATTTGAGGATTATTTTGTTCCCGAACCTTTGGTCTTAACATTAAAGGAGGGTGATACTACGGCTAGGTTAGCTCTCTCCCCTGATGGGGAAAGGGATAATGAGATCGTTGAATTTAAGGGTCTTGCCGCTTCCTTTTGGAATAGCCTTAATTCAGAGGAAGATATTCGGAATGGTTCTGATCTAACACAAAAATATTATAAACAAGTTCAAGCCTATGCCGGAGCTTTTAAGAAAGGTATAATTCGTTTTAGGATGAAGAATAAGAAAAATCTTAAGGTGAAGGATATTGTATTTAAAGCTAATCCCAAGATATGGGAAGGAATTAAAAATGAATTAATAGATATCCAGATACTACTGGACAAGGGGGAACTACCTCCTGTATCCTGTTCAAAGAAGGCAGAAAAGAATTGTCCATATCGTATGGTTTGTAGGGAGAAGACGGCATTGGAAATTGCGGGGATAGAGGAAAAGAAATTATCCGCCAATACCCAAAGTAAACTTACTCGTTTTGTAGAACTTTATCTGGAAGCGAAGATCAAGAGGGATGTCCTTGAAATTGACTCGGAGAAACTTAAGAATGGTATAGCTGCAATCATGAAGAGCCACGGACAAAGAGAACAAAAATTAATTCCGGGTAACGTTAAGTTCGGGGTAAGGTATCGTGAGAAAAAGAACCAAGAAGACATAGATTTTTATGTCGACGAGGGGAGTATCAGAATTGATCAACAGCCAGAACCCTATTGTGATGTTAGGGCCAGTAAAAAGAAAGGAGGTAAAAAAGAACCATGAATATAGATGATATAAAGGTAGAAATGAAACAAGAATCAATGGATATGCTGGAAGATATCTTTATAAAACAAATGGAATTATTTGAGAGGTATAAAGGAATAGAGCGTAAAAGTCTTCCTTATATAGTACCTGACAAAATCCCTGTAGAGATAAATTCTTACTTAGGGCAAGATCAAATAAAACAAAGATTCTTCTGGGCAATTGTTGAAATAAGCGAGGCTTTAGATTGCCTGAAGAATAAGCCTTGGAAGCAATCCATGGTGGAAGTTGATGTTCTTCATTTCAGGGAAGAGATAGCTGATGTATTACATTTCTTTATAGAGGGATGTCTCTTGGCAGGAATCGATGCGAAAGAACTTCATTCCTTATACATGAAGAAAAATAAAGTAAATCAATTCAGGCAAAGATCCAAGTATTAAACAATCTAAAAAAGAAGGAAGGGGAAAACATGGCAACAAAATCAACTAAAAAAACTACTAAGCAACCTCAAAGTCAATCTAATCTTAAGGATAAGATCAATGACTTAGTCGAGGAAATGGAGTTAACCTTAGAGGATGTCCGGGATGATTGGGATAGGTATTTCTCGGATGGTGTAAAGAAAGGATTTAAAGAAGCTCGTAAATCTGTTCTCAAAATAAAGAAAGCGGCGGGGGAGATAAGAAAAACTATGGGGAATGTTTCCCTATGAAAAAGATCATCGCTTTAGATCCCGGATGGGGAGGGGCTGTTTGTTATTATATCCCGAAGATAAGAAAGGTGGGTGCTTCACTATGTCCACTTACTCCTCGGGATATGATAAAATTAGTCTCCTCCCTCCAATCTAAATATGGGGAGGGTGATGAATGGATTGCCGTAATGGAGAATAATCATTCCTCCCCCCTATTTGGAGCTAAAGGAAATTTTGGATTGGGTCGTAATATAGGATCTTGGGAAACAACTTTTGCATCATTTAATATTCGCATAGAATATGTCAATCCTAAGACCTGGCAAAAACTAATTGCCCAAGAAGAATCTTCCTTTATAAAGGGAAGACAAATGGTAAAAGAAAAATCTTGGAAATTTGCAAAGAGATGTTATCCTCAGTACAATGGTATGTTGGGGGAAACAAGACCAAGTACAAGGAATCCTAGACAGGGAATATCGGATGCATTATGCATACTTGAATATATAAGGAGAAGGGGAAATGGGGAAGAAGATAATTTTAGAGGAAGTTCTAGAAGAAGTAAATAGAGTAGTTAAGGAAGTTTGGATTAAACAAGAATTGGATGGTAATAAAGTAATTAAAATATACCAACCAGAACTTGATAATGGAACTAAGGCAGTTATAACTCTTTTAAAAAGAGGTGAAAAATTATGGTTAGAAAAGAAAGACCAACAGATAGTTTGTTAAGTCAAACAACCAGAATTGAAACAGGCTATGGAGATTTATATATAACAATCAGCGAGGTAGACAAAGAACCCTTTGAGATATTTATTATCATAGGTAAAGGAGGGGGGGCTCTCATGGCTAAAGCAGAAGCCATAGGTAGGTTATGTTCCTTAGCTATGAGACACGGTATACCTACAGAGGAGATCATAGAACAGTTAAGCGGTATAGCAGATGACAAACCTAAGTATACCCAGAGTAGATTAATAAAGTCTATTCCTGATGCAGTAGCATGGACCTTATCCAAGTACATACATAGGTCCCCACAAGACAAAAAGGAGTCCATCCTGGTCTCTAAAAAGAAAACATAAGGAGTAAGTATTATGGCTAAGAAAATAGATAGCTTATGGAAGTTAAGGGTACTGGGATTAAATACCCCTAACTTCAAAATATTGAAAAATAGGTTGGATGTAGATTACTTTTTTAATAGAACAGATTGGAAGAGGATATCTATACGAACAGATCTTAAAGATCCTACCAAGAGGGGAGTAAGTAGATTTGGATTACCTTTCTTTCCTAACTTAGATTATCTCGAGGCTAGGAAAATAATAGTACATGATTCCACTGTTTCCACCGATGATTTAGATATTATTGTTTCGGAAGGTATTGATCCAAAGGATGCTTTGTTATCTGGGAAGATCATAATGGAGAATGAGTTGAAGGGAAATTTAGAATATATCCTGGGAGCCTCTACAGTAAGATCTTTAGATTATGTAATCCCTAAAAGATATACTGTAAAGTTCTCAGAACCCGTAACATTACTTTCATTTAATCTCCCTCTGGAAAAACTCTCCCATCAGATTAAGCAAATTATTCTCCCTTCATTCCGTACTCCCTTTATTATAGAGTTCTCTATCTATTCTCATCCAATAGGAAGATTAAAAGATAGACTTATTTATTGGGAGGTAACACCTAATCCGCGATAGGTCCGAAATTTTTCCATGTTCCCGGAGTACCCGCTGTTGTACATACCCAACCCATGTAATTACCAGCAGTGGGTGCAGCGTTATAGACTACCCTACCTCTTTCCCATGTTCCTGCGGTAGGTGCTGCCGTACCTATATTACTTCCTTCCATAACCTCTTCGTATCCAGTCCAAGTTGCAGGAGCTCCACCATCAACAGAGAATATAGTAAAACTTCTTATGCGTAATTCAGCAG